AACCCAATAACTTTCTTCTCAGGTGCTGGTATCGTGAACTTCGGTAACTTGACCAAGACATCGGCAAGTTCAGCACTGGACAGAATCAACGTATCAAGACTGGCGGTGTATCTGAGAACACAACTGGACGCAATCGCCAAACCATTCATCTTTGAACCAAACGATGAGCTGACAAGGAACGAGATCAAACAAGCGATCGAGTCATTCTTGCTAGAGCTTGTTGGTCAGAGAGCGTTGTATGACTTCCTAGTAGTGTGTGATGACACCAACAACACACCCACAAGGATAGACAGGAACGAACTGTACGTGGATATCGCAATTGAGCCAATCAAATCTGTCGAGTTCATCTACATACCGTTGAGAATCAAAAACACAGGAGAGATTGCAAATTTAGGGAACTAATTTTGGAATAAATAGATAGGAGAAACAAATGGCAATATCAACTTTATCAAAATTCACAGTACCTTTAGCAAACGATCAGAGTTCAGCATCGCAGGGTTTATTGATGCCAAAACTACAGTATCGTTTCAGAGCGATCCTGGAGAATTTTGGAGTATCAACACCGAGATCAGAACTAACCAAACAGGTCATAGACATCACTAGACCTAACCTGACTTTCGACACAGTGACTCTAGACGTTTACAACTCAAAAGTCTACGTAGCGGGCAAACACACTTGGGATCCAATCACGATCACCCTGAGGGATGACGTCAACAACTCAGTGACCAAACTGGTCGGTGAACAGATCCAGAAACAGTTTGACTTCTTCGAACAGAGTTCGGCGGCATCGGGCATCGACTACAAGTTTACTGGTAGGATCGAAATGCTTGATGGAGGTAACGGTGCGAGCGCTCCAAATGTGTTAGAAACATTCGAGTTATACGGTGCCTACGTTGAGAACGTGAACTACAACTCACTAGCATACACCAGCTCAGAACCAGCGACGATCACAATGTCAGTGAGATATGACAACGCGATCCAGACACCTACAGGTACAGGCATCGGAACAGCGGTTGCGAGAACCATAGGTACTCTAAGTACTGGTGGTGGACAGTAGTACAAAATTAAGTTAGCAATTATAAAGTACAAAAAAGCGTCTTTATAGGCGCTTTTTTTGTGGCCATAAATACCCATATGCCAAGCATCAACAACTTCTTAAAAGGTTTCCAAGACGGTCTTCCAGGGATGAAGGACTACCGTCACGCATCGAGATTGTACATAGACAACAATCACAAGTTGATGCCTAAACAGAAGTTCCTGTTCCACGTGGTGTTCAACACTGACGAGACCTTGTTCGTTGACAGTTTCAATTCACACGAACGATACGAACTAAACATGTTAGTCAAGAGCTGTGATTTACCCAAGTACAACATGAGCGTGGAGGAGAAGACACAATACAACAAGAAGATGTACGCGGCCACGAGGATAGCATACGAGCCTGTCAACATCACATTCCATGATGATCATGCTGACACCGTGAACGCGTTCTGGAAGAAGTACTACGAGTATCACATAGCGGATTCCGTTTCCATGAACAGTGACCTTCAGATATCAAACACGAAAGATGATCTTTATGACTGGGGCGACAAGAGGACCACAAACAAGTTTGGTATGGACACACCCAACCAGAGAAAGAGACCATACCTCAAAGGCATAGAGATATTCGTGCTACACAAACAGAGATTCACATCGATGACACTGGTCAATCCTGTCATAGGATCATTCAGCCACGACAATCTAGACCAGGCGGACGGTGCGGGTGTATTGAGCAACACCATGCAGATACTGTATGAGACAGTCATTTATAAATCAGGAATAGTGAACAAGAACAATGTTCCAGGTTTCGCGACAGTGCACTATGACAACGAACCATCACCGTTGACTGTACTGGGCGGAGGAACAAATTCCATATTCGGACCTGGAGGAGTGGTTGATGGAATAGGATCAGTTATAAGAAACGTGCAGTCAGGAAACATTTTAGGTGCTATACTGTCAGCGTCAAATACCTACAACAATGCTAAAAAAATAAAAAAGAAAGATGTAAAGGAAGAACTCAAGGGCATAGCTAAAGAGGGAGTGCTAGCGGTAGGAAAACAGGCAGGGTCAATAACAAATCCTATCGGAGCATTTTCTGTTGGTGCGGCAGTGGCCGGAGCGGCTGTGATAGCAAGTGCAAGGGGTACTAGTGATAACAAAACTGGACAGAACAACACCGTGATATCAAATCCTAACATTGATACCGTTAACTTCCTCGGCTCTGAGGAATCGTTCAATCTCATTTCAAATGATGTTACTATCAGGAGTGAGATCGCGGCGGCCTTATACTATAAAGACATTGGATCAAGGAAAGGGCTCACAGTGGCCGAATCTGACATAGAGTACGCGGCATCTTCTGCCACAGTTCAGAACGTGTACACCAACAAAGCGATAACTGACATACGTAAACTAGTCACGGAGGGATATATAAAAATTGAAAGATCAACACAGGATGTTGAGATTTCTACAGAGAAAGCGGGATTATAATGGCAGAATTTTATACAAACCTACCACCCAAGGACAAAGACGAGCTAGATAAGACCATAGAGAAACTGACGACCACTGACTACGAGACCGAGTACCAGTTCAACGTTGGAGAATATGACAGCACTGTAGCGTTTTTCGTCAAACGTGGATTTTCAAGGACGTCAGCGGAATCGACCGCATACGCTATCCTGTCGCAGGCCAAGATAGACAACATCAAGCCACAACAGATATTGGACCAACTGACTTACGCCTCACCGGCACTTTTATCAGAACTGATCACGATAATCCTCAACGCCAACAGATACAAGTCAAGTAGACTGGGTGTCAGGCAAACACTGACTACCAAAGAAACCGTATCTAGAAACATCATAGACTAATGATACCGAGATTCGCCAGGGGCAAGTTCTCGCCCAAGAACGGAGACAAATACGTTGGCACCAAGACTCCAACATATAGATCAAGTTGGGAACACGCCTTCATGAGGTTATGCGACGAACATCCAAACGTGTACCAGTGGGCATCAGAATCGATCAAGATTCCCTACAGACATCCATTCACGGGTAAGTACACAGTTTACGTGCCAGACTTCTTCATAGTGTACATGGATAAAAACGGAAAGAAGCATGCGGAGATGATTGAGGTCAAACCAATGAGCCAGACCACGATGGAGTCGGCGGGACGTAGCATGGCCAAGAAAAAACAGGTGGTGATAAACACAGCCAAGTGGGAGGCGGCAAGTGCTTACGCTAGACAGCGCAGGATTGGGTTCAGGGTAGTATCAGAAGAACAGTTGTTCCATCAAGGCAAACGTAAGTAAATAAAACAATGACAAAGAAACTGGAAGACATACTTAATTTACCAAACGTCAAGGAAGCGTTCAAGGAAGTTGATAAGAAGGAAAAAGACAAGAAACTTAAGGAGTCCGGTCAGGACAATCCAAGCACTAAGAACCTGGACCCACAGACCGCAAAGAACCTACAGAAGAGCTACGCGGAGTTTGACAAGATAGCGGCCGCACTGCCACAGGTTAAGGGGCTGGGAGAACTTTCAGATCTAGAGCTGGACAAACTGGCCATAGAAGCCGAGGAGAGCTACAAGAATCTCATGGACCTGGGCATGAACGTGGACTCACGCTATTCGGGGCGTATTTTCGAGGTGGCCAGCAACTTCTTGCGCAACGCCATAGACGCCAAGGGTAGCAAGATCGACAAGAAGCTGAAGATGGTTGAACTACAGCTCAAAAAGATGAAACTGGACAAGGACGGCAACAAGGACGGCGGTCCAGTGGAAGAAAGTGACGGATTCGTCATATCAGATCGTAACGAATTAATGAAGAAACTGCTTAAAAAAGACTAAATATTAGGTATGAGCACATTCACACAGTATCTAGCAGAATCGACCAAGTCATATGACTACAAAATAAAGATCGTGGGCGCATCCAAAGACATTGATAAAAATGCCTTGGAAACAGCACTCCAAAAATTCGATCTTGCCAACATGTCAGCAGGCAAGACCACACCCATAATGACTCAACCACTTGATTTTCCTATGCTGAGCAACGAACAAGTGACGATATTTGACGTGACGACCAACTATCCAACAACAAGCAGAGAGATGAAGGAATACCTTTCAGACATAATGAGGATCCCAGCGACGCACATCGTGGTGAGGAAACCCAATGAGCCAAGCGAAGAATACCAAACGCAGATGGACGTGGCCAAAAAATCAGAATACAGGAACAAACTGCATGACATTGAGTACAAGGATGCACCAAAGGTAAATGCAGAAGATTTCCACTCTACAAAAGCCAACATGAGCCTGTTGAAAGAATTATTAAAAGACAGAGAAGCCCACGCACTCAACATGGAAGTGGGCAAAGACAACAAAACACAAGAAACACAGAGCAATGAAGAAGAAGGAACACCTAGTCCTCTGTCAAAAGCATCAAACCCACACCCAGACCCAAAAAGGAAATAAGCCATGGAAATGATCGACGTATTACAGAAACTTAAAGAGATAGCAGAATCAAAACCTGAACTGGTCAAAGACGCTGTGGAAAATGTTGAGAGAACAAATCCAAACCAAGTAAACGAAGGTGGCATGAAAGACTACCTACACGACGAAGCAGAAAAACTTTCAAGAGAAGAATTCATTAAGAAACATGGTGAGAGCCTGGCAGGTTTCTGGGACAGCATTAACGGTAGTCAAGAAGCCACAGAGAGCAAAAGTAAACCAGACTTCCTAGACATGGACAAGGACGGTGACAAAAAAGAACCAATGAAGAAGGCCATCAAAGACAAAGAGATGAAAAAAGAATCAGTGAATGAGGCTATCCAGATTTCAACAGACAGCCCACAAGAAGCATCAATGATGATGCAGATATTGAA